ATACAGAAAGTTGGCGATGAAAAATACGGCGGGCGATGTGCCTATTGCGGCAGAGAAATCGCTTATAAGGACATGCAGGTTGACCATTTTCTGCCCCTGCGGGCATGGGAGATTAAGAATGCTGGCACTGATGATATTTCAAACCTAATGCCCGCCTGCCGGATGTGTAACCACTATAAGAGAGCCAACAGCTTGGAAACTTTCAGACGCTACATCCAAGAGATACCACAAAAATTGCGGGAGAATTACATTTATAAGGTCGGTATTGCATATGGAAATGTAATTGAAAACGAGAAACCCATAGTGTTTTTCTTTGAAAAAGGGGGAAATTCGAGTGATTCGTAAGTGGTTAAGAATGCGGAAAATCAAGAAAATTTGCGCAGCAAACCGGTATTACTGCCCTGATTGTCCCTACCACGAGTACATTTTTGATGGCGTCATCTTTCGCGGAATCAGGTGTAAACTAGACGAAATCGACCAGTTTATGGAACGCCGATATTCTTGCTGGCGGAATTCGTTCGATAGAATCTGCTCCAATCCCAAAACCAATGCTGATAGAATTCGGCGCATGAATGATGAACAGTTATCTGAATTTTTGAACTCCCATATGGTATGTGACTGCTGCGTGCATGAGGAGACATGCACAGACTATTCTAAACCGGATCAGTGCAGGGCAGGAGTTCTTGAATGGCTCCAGAAGCCTGTGCAGGGAAAAGCAGGTCTTTCGGAAAGTGCAGGAGGAAATCAATGAGTGTGAAATCTGAAAAAGCAGAAGAACTTCGGCGTGAAAAAGCCCGGAACCTTCGGTACAAGAGAGCAATCCACGCTGACCTGAATCTACAATCCATCGGCAATGAGCTAATGGAAATGTGGGAAAAGGCATCAGATGTGCTCTACTGGTGCGAGGAAGACGGAAGCACCCAGCTTGATGAACTGATTGGTGACGAGGAGGAAACCTTCGAGCTGCGTATGGCCTTCTCCACGCTGGAGGGAGACTGTCAGCAGATGCTGGAAGACCTGGACAATGAATGGGTTCCTGAATTCTTCGATAATTTCTTCGGGGCAATCGGCCCCAGAGGGAGCATGATGCAGGGGTATGACAGCTATGAGGGGGACTACTTTGGGATAGACTACGGTTACGAAAGCGAGCTGGCGCAGCAGGAGTGCGCCAAGCGCCTGATGAACCATACCAAAGCGGAGATTATCGAAGCGTATTCTGTCTGCTTCCGGATCGCAGTTAACTACATGGGACTGAAAAGCCGGTATGATGGTCTTAAATCTTACATCGATATCCTTAATGGAGCCAATACAGGCTACCTTGCCACTGTAAAGCGCATCGAGGAGCTGTACGATCGCATGACTGTAGATTACCCAAAATATGAGGACAGGGTGGAATTTGACCGACTCTGCAACAATATGCCACCGGAAGTGTGGCTGCAATAATCAGGAGGAAAGAATGGCTAGGCACATCGACTTTACGCAGTACCCCGAATCCATAGAGCTTGCCGCCCATGCAATCGGGCTGGATCACAAACGGCCGTACATCCGGCACGGAAAGTTTTTCTACCGTCCATACCGCAACTATTTCACCGCAGCTGATAATACCCACGATTTCTCTGTATGGAAGGAGCTTTGCGAAAAGGGCTATGCCAGATTCCGACAAGGAAACAGTGCTGCCTCGCACGATTATAAGCACGGCACCTTCTGGCTCACCCGTGCCGGCCTGGACTGGTTGAGTAAAACTCTGGAAATCACCATTTTTTGACGAGGAGGATTAAAACCGTGGAAGTAAAAATTTATCTGCGTTGCACTGCAGTTCAGCTGACTTCAAGCATTCCCTGCGGGATCTGCATGACAATCGGTGAATCTCCCAAGGAGATTGACTATGACGAACTGGTTTCCGGGTTGAATCTGAATGCCCTGGCAGATGTGCTGAAGGTGCCTAGGGATAGTTTGGAAATCATCACCCCAGAGGAGTACGCTTCCGAATTTGACGAGGGCGAGGAATGAAAAAAGCCCCCGGGAACCCCGGGGGTAAAATGAGGCCTGTTAGGCAAGCTGCTGACGAAGGGCATCCTGCAACACCTTGGAGCAGTTGATTCCAAGCTTATCCGCTCTGGTTGCCATCCATGCAGGGATAGAGACATTTTTCCTAACGGCTCTAGTATCTGTCAGGGAGCGATACGCAATTGTATCAACTCTTACCAGAGTGCATACATCTGTAGGTTCATGGGGGATGTCGCACTGCTCAGAGGCCGGAGCGATAGGATCATCTTCATCCTCCATGGTGCAAAGACACGCTGCGAGAGCGTCGGTAATCTGGTCAATGGCATCGGACAGGCTATGGCCGGTGGTGATACAACCAGGAATATCCGGAACAGCGGCGTAGAAAGTTCCATCTTCTTCGTGGATGGTGGCGGTGTAGATATAAACCATATTTTTCACTCCTTTTAGTCAATTCCATTTAGAGGGTTGAAAGAGGGAGAGAGGCGGGAGTGCCCGCAGAACCGGATTACTTCCGGTTCTGCTTGGCCTCCTTGAGGATGTAGCGGGCATCGTTTTCATCGAAATCGTGCCGCTTGACAGAAATAGAAACTCTCGTCTCTGGATTCCGGTAGATGTCATGGTTTGCGCCATGGCGGCGGAAAACATATCCAAGGGATTCTAGTTCTTTGATTGTCTTTGCCCTGGGATTCAATCTCTCTCCCCCTTTCATTCACTATTATACACACTATTGTGTAAAATGTCAAGAAGAATTTGTGTAAAAATGTGTAATAATTGGAGGACATACCATGCCAAAAAAGAAAGAACAAGCCGTTTATCAGATTACCGTGACAGAACGGCAGCTAAAGCTCATCAATACCGCCTTAGAGGAGTTCTTCCGCATTGGTCTGAATCAATGGGGACCTCTCGCCGATCGCATATCAGAAATTTGTTATGCGTTGCCGCCCAAGGATGACCCGAACCGTGACCGGATATTTGACCGCCGCATCCAAAAGAGGGATGCGGTACGGGTGGTGCTGGAGGCTGCAGGGCGCATCCTGTGGCCCTATGGCCTAGACAAGCAGGATGAAGACAATTTGCTTGCACAGGACATTTGGCAGGTTTTTCGGCATCAGCTATGGCTGGACAGACCGGATCGGGACGAACTCGGCTACTGCGTGGACGGTAACAAGCCTCTCATCCAATCCAATGAACCCGCCCCAAAGTGCGTCTTGGTCGGCACAACTGAAAAGATGAAGGTGGAACATGGTTAAGGTGGGGCAGAAAGTAACACTTTCCGTGGAGTCCCAAGAGGACGGAAAGAAGAAAACAAAAGTCCGAACGGCGGCGGTCTGCATCTATGTTCATCCGAAGAACCGCTTTGCCCTATTTGATTTCGGCTGGGGGCGGGAGTGCTTCACCGAAAAGCAGTTGGAAGGCATGGGGATCGGCAATGAGTATTGAGCGGCGAGCATATTATAGCTATTTCTGCGTTTGTGACGTCTGTGAGGCAGAAATCAGCGGTGGCAATAGTCTCCGTGAAGCCGTAGCAGCCAAGAAAAACGCTGGGTGGAAGAGCAGGATAGAATCGTTTGGGGAATGGATTGACCTTTGCCCGGACTGTCAAAAAGCAATTAAGGAGGACAAATCGCATGAGTAAGCCCAAAAAGACCAGCTTTTCCCAGGAGGAATTGAACGCCATTGCGCTGGTGGCCGGAAAAGCCGGAGCCAAGGCAGCAGTCGAAGAAATCCGCAAGGAACAGCAGCGGGAAAAGGAATCCAGGTATGATCGCCGCCTTGGAAATACACGGCTGATCCTGGAGAACTACCGAATGTTCAAAGAGCATTGTTCCCGGGCGGTGTTTGACGCCTCTCAGTTGGACGAGAATGCCATTGATATTCTTGACCTGATGTGGGGGCGGGATGGCAGCAACTTTGTGGAATCCATCAAGAAATCTGCCCAGAGAACCCAGATTATCCTCCGGCATATTGATGAAATGCTGGACGCTTACGCCGGTTTGTGCCAACTTTCTGGCCGTGAGGAGGAAATGCGGCGTATGCGCTCTGTGTTTGCGCTCTATATCGATAATCCAGGCAAGACAATCCAGGAGATTTCCGAACTTGAAGCGGTCAATACAAGCACAGTTTACCGTGATATTGCCATTGCAACGGAGAAATTGACAGGGCTGATTTTTGGCCTAGACGGCCTCAATTCTGACCGAATCTGACCGAAAGAATCCGAATCTGTCCTAGTTTGTCATGCGAAAAAGTTGCCATTGACATGCAATACATAGGTGTGGTAGACTGTAGGCGTAAAATTTTGATCGTACCGAGGGGCATCCGTAAGGGTGCCCCTATTCTGTTATGGGAGGTTACGATAGTTTGTGCCGTACAGCTCCTTTGCGGCACGCCCTGGCCGGAGCCATTCGCCCATGGTTCTGCATATTCTGGGTTACATCAAGGAGGAAAAGTAATGTACGGTATAACTGTGTTATCCTCGTACGCAATCATCATGCTTATGGCAACGCTTCTCCTGACGAAGCGAGAAACCGTTGCCGAAAAATTCTATGTCGGTGATCGCCACATGGGAACCCTACAGTCCGCAATGAGCATAGCCGCAACATGGATCTGGGCACCAGCCCTGTTTATGTCTGCTGAGAAAGCCTATGCCAACGGATTTGTGGGGCTTTTTTGGTTTTTGGTGCCGAATATCCTTTGCCTGCTGCTGTTCATACCGTTTGCAAGGAAAATCCGGGAGCGAATGCCCCACGGTATATCCCTCGCCGGATTTATGGGAGAACAGTATCATTCGGTAAAGGTCAAAGGAATCTACCTATTCCAGCTTGGGAGTTTATCGGTATTGTCTACCGGTGTCCAGCTCCTTGCCGGCGGCAAGATCCTGTCCACCATTACCGGAATTCCTATGTTCGCAATGACCGTCATACTCGCCGCAATCGCTTATTCCTATTCCCAGTTCTCCGGTATCAAGGCTTCTGTAATGACGGACGCTGTCCAGATGATTATTATGCTGGCCGTCTGTGCCATCCTGATTCCCTGGGCACTTTCCATGCCCGGGAATATCCAGGCATTGGTAAAAGGCATTTCCGGTGTGACTGGTGACTTCACCAGCCTATTCAGCGAGAGCGGCATACAAGTTCTTCTGGGATTCGGTATCCCGACAGCAATCGGATTGTTCGCCGGACCGTTTGGCGACCAGTGCTTCTGGCAGCGTGCGTTCTCCATCCAGGAGAACAAGATCCGCAGGGCATTCACCCTCGGGGCGCTCTTGTTTGCAATCGTCCCTCTCTCTATGGGTCTGCTGGGATTTGTCGCTGCTGGCAAAGGCTTTATCCCAAATGATTCCGGCATCGTGAACTTTGAATTGGTCGCCCAACTATTCCCCAGGTGGGTGATGGTGCCATTTCTGTTCATGGCAATCTCTGGATTGCTCTCTACTGTTGATTCCAACCTATGCGCAATCTCGTCCCTGTCTGCGGAGCTATCCACCGTGGCCAATTCCAGCAACGCCGAACAGATGAAAGTGGCAAAGCTGTCCATGCTGGGTACCTTAGCCGCGGGCATTCTGATTGCCAATATCCCCGGCGTGACGGTGACGCACCTGTTCCTGTTTTACGGAACTCTCCGCTCTGCAACGCTGCTCCCGACTGTGTTCACGCTCAGCTCGGTAAAGGCATCGGCACGGGGCGTATTTGTTGGAATCCTCCTCTCGCTTTGCTGT